GTGGTCGTTAACCCTAAATCGCGGGCAACATTATCCAAGATGAGCTCTGAGTCTTCGAGCTCTTGGGGCCAGGCCTGTGACATGCGATGTTCTTCCTCGTGCGACAGACCCTTTGTTGTCAACTTCACTAATCCCACAACCTTCTTACACCAGTTGGATACCAGTGGGGTTCTAGCGTCCGTTACCAAATAACCAGTTGCCCGGTTGAAAGCAGCCTGCTCTATGGAAATCCCTTTAGAGGCCGTCAGATGTAATTTTGGTAACGTGCGCTTAACACACTGATATGATGTATGAGTTGTAACGGGCGCTGGAAACACCCGAGACAAGAAGGTGACACGTGTGTTTGGTTCATTGACCTGAGCCTTGACGGACAAGCCTAATTCCCCACACACTGTCTTGAGGGATTGCTCGAACCCTGGCATATTACGGGACACTCCATCGTCTCCCGCATATATTCCCAGTGCACGATACGCTCCATTGACATCCAGCCCATTCTTGCGATAGGCACAGTAATTAACAAACGCGTTGATCATTGTGTTGGCATCAGTCGTGATCGGCGATCCTGACCGTGTTCCAACACCAGCTGAATAGCGGTGCCCGTTTTGAGATACCGCAGTCTTGCGGAATACCTCATCATAGTGCTTATTTAATACGGGCACTTCGCTCGGGATAAACCACTTCATGTAGGCACGCCGGGGGACCCCCTGCAGCCATTCCGAAATGGAGCCGTCAAAGCGACTGTAGTCTGTTTCGATCGTCGATCCGGAACAGATCACTCCCAAGCGCTTCGCAATCTTCTTTGGTGTCAAACCTGGCCCATACCAACACTGCCGTGCTAAATTGGATTCCTTGAAAGCATAGGTGTAGCGTGACATACCTATGGTCAAGTCCGTAGCACAAGTGGTGATGATGCGTGGATCAGAGACATTTGCATAAGCTTCCCCTTTGATGAATGTTTTAAGCTTGTTTTTGCCTCCTAATCCAAGCATGTGCAGTGCCTGGGCCGAACGACTCCTCTGTGTCGCTCTGGCTTGTTTGTCAATGACCTTGTCAAGGTCAAAGGGTGTACCCACACCTGGTTTGACTACCAACAGATCTATGAACTCGTTAGCCCATGCCTCATAAGCTGGTGGCGGCACCATCTTATTAGCAACAGCAACAACGCGGCCTTGCACCGCGACTTCGTCGGAGTCACGGCAGCGGCTGGCGAACAATGCTGGTTCGGCTACAAGGGGGCTGCTGACAGCAGCGCCCACAGGGGCCTCCTCCTCACAAGGAAGGGAAGCCAGAGGACGGTAGTTGGTAATTAGAGCATTACTGTGGATTACGTTTGGTTTGTAGTCCACATCCATCCCACAAGTGGTGAAAATCTCGTAGAGCAAAGAGGCTTCAACCTTAGGATTGCGAAAGGCATCCTGGATAAAGACCTCAATATCTCCGACGGAATAGTGGGTATTCTTGCTCCTCAAGCGTGCGGTGACTGCACGGAGGAGCCGGGCCTCGATGGTTACAGAGTCTCTGCTTCCATCCATGGCCATGCTCATCGTCCCCTTAACGGGTTCATAAACTGTATTGATGCCATTTTTCAAATAGCATCTGTGGTCGATAGGTTTGGTTGTTGGCATGATATTAGCCAAGCATGCTGGTATGCGATAGGTGGGTATGAGTGCTATGACACGATGATCAGTGCCATTGCCCATAACGATCTTCTGCTCCACATCGTAGATGACGGCGTCACCTGCGTGTGGTCCTCGAGTCAATATAGCCCGGAAATTGTCTCGGTCGTAATTCCAGAGAGGGTGCTGGTAGCGACCCCCCCCGGCGACTTCATAAACAATCTTATTCTGGTACAAGTGGTAACAGCTATCGGGTCCCCTAAATGAAGCGTGCGTTGGCACGACAGTGTACATTATAATGGGTAACCCGTAGCCGAGTATCTCGTCCATATCCAGGTAATAATCGACATCGGTGCAGACGATAACATGGTTGTCCTCCAACAAATCATTGCGAAAAGGAGTTTTGAAATCCTTGTCCCAGTAGAAATGCCGTGTCCCGTCGTCGCCTCGAGCTTGATCGGCTCTCGACATCGACAAGTGGTAGGGCACCCTCCCAATAGAGCGTACGACGGATGCCATCGCCCCATTAATGGAGGTGCGTTCGGAGGCGGCGCCCCCGTGCGTGTGTCCCACTGGACTACCAAAGAGTGGAAACTCCCTAATTTCATCAGGGGCCTTAAATCCACCATTCGCTCACCAAACCTTTCGACCAACTGAGAGAAGATCACGGGATCAAATTTGATTCTCAGCTGGACGGTCCAAAACCCTAGTATTAGACGTTTATTCAAAGCACGAATGACATTCGAGCCCGTCAAAACATCTACAACCAATATGATGCAAATGAAATAAATCATCCGCATCACCGCCTCAGTGAAGAGGTATGTGCAAACCTCGCACGTGGCACGCGCAAGGAAATAGCCGTATTGGCCAAAGCACTCGATGGTACATGCTGGTTCAGAAAAAC